TTTCGTCATTCCAATCAGGTTTAAAGTCATTGGCATCTTGTTTAATGACTTCTTTTGCTTTTAGATATTCAAGGTATTTTTCAGCTTCTTCTCGGGTTTTAAAAATATTCCCAATTTCCATTCTACCCAGAGTATCATTAGGCCTATAACTTCCATCTTCCAAATAACCCACATGTCCAACATCAATTACATAATAATATTCACCAAAAGTTCGAACTTCTTCAAACCAATTATCAAAGTCATCAATATCCTCTACAAGGATTTTATGCTGCTTAATCTCATAGCTCTCTTGAAACAGATAAACATTATTATTATCGTTTTCATCATAATCTTCTCGAAAGATTTCGCCAGCTTTTGCGAAAGGCAAATCTTTGAGCAATTTATATTTTAGCATTTATTCCTCCTCGTCTACTTCAATGTCGAATTTATCGGCGATTTCTTGGATTACTTCAATTAGATTTTTGGTTAGTCGTCTGAAATATTCGATTGTCAAATCTTCTTTGTTGAGAAATTCCTCTAATTCTTCGAGCGAAATCGCGCGGTTTCTAGCTGACGAAACAACTCCAACAGTTATTAACACAATAGCTAGTATTATGCCAATAATTCCAGCTGCATTTAGTAGTGATGATTTAGTTTTATTACTCATATTTTCTCCTTTAATTTACTTTTGGCAATTAACCGTAGTATTTATCTTAGCTTTAGTGCTTTTGAGTTCAGCTTCTGAGCCGATAAATAACCCAAATGCACCCGAAAAGAGTATTAGGGCAATGATCGCAATCGCTCGCCAAGCCGACATTTTAAATTTTAGATCCTGCATGATTAAATGCTGAATATCAGGTTGTTTCATAATTATCCTTTCATTTTTAGTTGTTAAAATTCGACTTCCTTTGGGTTTGGTTCGCCGAGATAATTTGTGATAATTTGAATTGCTCGATCATAGCCAACGGCGAATCGTGCATAATAACCGGATTCGATTAGCTTATTTAACATATCTGCTTGCTCTTGATAGTGTTTATTCGCCACCATCTCGCCGTTTTTCTTATAGAGTTTTACGCCTTCAGCTTTTAATTCAAGGAATAAACCGCCAACGTTTTGACTATAGATGCTATTGCCATTTTTTGTGTCTACGGCAATCATCTTTCTCGGACAAGCAATAAACAGATCCGGCCAAGCTCGTGATTTCTGAAATTTCTTGTGTTTTGCTGCTTGGCCTGGTGTCATCTTCATACCACTTGAGAAATCTGTTCGAAATAACACATCAGGGTAGTTTTTACGCAGATAGTCGCAAACTTTAAGATGCAAAGTTTCTTCTTTTTTAATCATTTCAGCTCCTTAAAATGGAATATCGCTTAAATCTACTGGTTCATCAAAGTTTTCGGGTGTTTCAGGTCCAGCAACTTCAGCTTTAGCTTCGGTTTGTTCTTTCGGTGATTCAAACTTTGGCTTATAACCATAAATTCGGCGGTTGATTGATTTTTTAACCTTGCCGTCTTTCTCATAAGTTCGATCTTCATCTTCGCTAACTTTGAACCAAGCAGTGCAGCCAACTGTTTTTTCGAGCAACACTGCAAAATCTGCCAAGTTTTTAATTTGCTGAATTTTCTCACGAATCTTTTGCTTGATATTTTCATCTTCTTGGTTGTGAACTAAGATTCTTCGAACAGTATCAATTGAAATTCTGCGAGTATCTGGAGTGTGCAACCAGAGCCGCGCGCGATCTTCGGCAGAATCATTTTCAACAAAGATTTCTGCATAAGGTTTGTCATCATGCTTATCAATCTTAGTTTTAGCGATTTTTACTTCATGCACACCAAACTCGAAATAACCGCTTTCTTTAGTTTCTTCCGGTGTAATTGTGATGCTTTTGAGTTCTTCCTGAGTCATAAAATCCTTTCATTAAAATAATAGTTTTTCTACTTCTTGTTCGACTAATGCGAGAGCAGATTGTTCAAAATAAATTGCTCGCTGTATCTCTTTTTCGAGGTCTTTACGGTTAAGCTCGAAAATCAAGAGTTCAAGCTGTGGTGCAAGAGCGAACGAGTCTGAATACATTGCAAAATAGAGTTTTTCGAGTTTCTCGTTCACTGCGAAATATTGAATAATCTGCTGTTTATATTCGCTAGGTGGTTGCTGTTCGTAAAAGGCTCGCACTTGTTTCCAGTTGTCTAAACATTTAATTTCAACAGCTTCAGTGATCTCACCGTTTTTATTTGTAATCTCGCCATCTGGTGAACAAATGATATTTTCGTTAATGTCCGATTGCCAAACGCGACCTTCGATAATTTCTTTGCCAAGTTTTTGGGCAACTTTTTCACGTGCTTCTTCTTCGAGAATTTCACCACGAAGGGCGGCGGAATATTTGCGACCGTTCAAGCGATCTGCGTAGTCATTCTCATTGATTGGCTTTGCGATTCGTTCAGCGATAAGCTTATAAATCGCATCACCGAGTTCAACTTCACATTCTTTCTTTTCAACTTCAGCTTCACCAATCAAATCTTTAAGTTCTTGAATTGTTAAGTTTTTTGGTTGACCTTTTTGATTGAGCGGAATCTCAACTTTTAACTTTTCCGCAAGCTCTAACCATTCAGATTTTAAAACGGTTCGAGGTGTGCCAAATTCCTTGGCTTTACTTCCGGAGATTTTACCTTCACGAAAGTGGAGCCATTCATCTGATCGTTGTTCAAGGTTTAAGATTTTCATTTCAATTTACCTTTCATTTCATCTTTAATTTGGATTAATTCTGCGATTACTTCGTTATTACCTTTGAATTGATTAACTCCTTTTACGAAATTATCTTGAAGTTCTTTGAGGTTTTTTGAAGCTTTGAGTTTAGCGATGAGTTCTTTCGATTGATCAGCAACTTTTTGCTTTTTAAAATCTTCGAACTCTTCCATTTCTTCAGACGAGGCAATCTCACCGCTAGCTAAGTAGCCAAGAAGGGCAAGAGCGCGGCCAACTGCAACAGTCTCAAGTTTTTCAAAATCTTTATCACCGTTTCTGATCTCCTTTTGAGCAGTTCCGTTTGAATCTGCTGTAATCATTATCGTTTCTTTATCTACACCAGACTTGACCAAATCGATTAATTCATCTTTATTTTTCCAAATATAAGCTTTGAAAGTGATTTTTCCGTCAACCGATCGTGTTTCGGTCATAATCTTTGAATTCGGGTTTTCTTCGCGAAAGATTTTCAAACGATCCGCTACTTTCGCATAATCGTTACCTTTAAGTGTTATAACTTTATCTATTTTTTTCATAATCCTGCGCTCCTGTACATATCTTGAGTATTTTCATATTGTTCGGTTTCAGATTCGAGGTTGTAATAACCGCGAGCAAACTCTTCAAAATCATCTGTTAATATTTCGTCTACGTTAAGTTCTGTGTGATAACCGTTCACTTCTGGATCATCAATCCAGCTAAACCATTCATTTTCAGCGACAAGCGCGTAAAAATCATTTAAAATTTCTTCTTCAGTTCTTCCGTTAATTAATTTTTTCATATTTTCTCCTTAGTTGTTGGTTAGTTCATAAATTTCAAATAGCTTCCGCTCGTATAAGCAACCCAGGCGCTTAAACCTTGTGATTTGTAAATCTGATAAGCATATCGCACGTTCAGTTCCGGATTTTCACGATTTGGCTTATTGTGAATTGAATTGATTTGAAATAATCCCGAATCGTTCGAACCGTTGCTGTTCATGTTTAGGGCGTTTGGGTTGCAACTGCTTTCTGTCATCATAATTGCTAACATAACCTCAACGTTCCAGTCATATCGTTCAACCAAATTTCGAAACTCTTCGCACCGATTCGTAACCTTTGAACTCGCAATAATAGGGCGAGGGCGAGGCGAAACCTCCACAGTTTCGCGCTGGCTTGGTTGTTGAACCGCAGCTTCGACTTTTGGCGCCGAAACGCTTTTGGCTACTTTTTTACGTTTAAATTTTGAACTGTTTCCGCAATTTTATCGTTCTGAATTTTAGCATTGTTTTCGCCGTGTTTCATTCCAAGATAGAAAGCCACACCAGCCACAATTGCTGTATAGATAACAATTGTTTTAACAGTTTCAATAATTTTCTTGTAATTTACTTTTTTCAAATTTTTCATAGTTTTTTCTCCTTGTTTTTGTTTTGTTGGTTTGAGTTCAATTTTAGAGTTCTTGATTTTTTCAAACTCTTTTTCAAACTCGGTTTCATTAATATTTTTCATAAAATTCTTTCTTCATTAGCTCAGCTAGACCGATAGTAAAGGTGGGCAACCTATCAGTCCGACAGAGCTAATGAAAGTTTTTCACTATTCATTAAACTATTGGCTCACAATCTTTAATCTTTACTATTTTTGCGGTTTTCGTTTAGTGAAAGTAAAAATTTATATCTTATATTCATACTTTTTGCCAAATTGTTAAGGTTTAAATTGATTAGTAGAGTTTTTCTCATCTCTATGAGACTTTGCTATATGGGCAACGCCTCAATTGAAATGACAAAAGGAGCACCCCTTGCAGTAGGTGCTCCTATATAAACAAAAATACTGCAAGGCTCATGCTTGCAGCAATACTTCCATGGTAAGGATGAGGTCTCGGGTTCAAGCCCCGATCGTGGCTCCAAGAAATTATCTCAAAGTCTTACACTCTGCTGCAAGTAGGTTTGTTAGGTTTTTTTAATTTTCTATCAATTATGTTTTAATTGTATCATAAGCGGTTCAAAAAGTCAATACCTACGTGGTATGATTTTTTAAATATGCCTTGCGCAAATCTTCATTTACTACATGTGTATACATCTGTGTGGTCTGCACACTCGAGTGCCCTAAAAAATCTCGCACCAGTAATAAATTAGTATTATTTCTTAATAAGTTTGTTGCAAAACTATGTCTCAAAATGTGCGGATGAATATGCGTCCCAAATCCTGATCTTGCCTGTGCATTTCGGCAAATCTCTTGAACGGTAGATTTTGAAATGCGCTTACCCGTTAATTCACTAATAAATAGAGCTGGCGATTCATCTGTCCTAAATTCCAGCCAATCCTCTATATAATACCAGGTTCGTTCATCAATAAAACAAAGCCTGGTTTTGTCGCCTTTACCAATTACCGTGAACGTGCGGTCTTTTTTAATATCTATACAATCTATCGATACTAATTCGCTCAACCTAACACCACTAGAATATAAAAGCGAAATTATTGCTCGATTCCTTAAACGTTTAAATTTTGAATATCCAGCCCTTGGTGCGAAAACACAATCGATGAGTTTCGCAACATCTTCTGATTCCAAAAAATTAACCACCTTAGCTTTTCGCTTTGGTATTTTTAATAACTCATAATTCACCACAGGCAAATCTCGCAATCTTGCATATCTCAATACTGATCGTAAACGAATAATATATAATCTCACTGTGTTTTGTGATCGATTTTTTCGCCAGCTTGCACAGACCCTACTTGTATTTTCAAAATTAAGACTTTCAATATCTAGATCCCCTAAATATTCTAAAGTATACTTCTTTACAAACTCATGTGTCTCTAGTGTACGCTCACTTTGACCTCCTTGAATAATTATTCTATCTCGATATTCATCAAATAATTCACTAACTTTCAAAACATCTCCTTCGTTCTAAATAGAATTAAAAAGAAAAAATAAGCAGAATTTCTATTTAGAACCTAAAAACTTAATTTTTTATCATTTTTAACCCTCCAATACGCTTTTAAAAATTAGCTAAAATGCTAAAAATATTTTATAATATTTTACATAATTTGCCTTTCATTCTCTTATATTTTTATTTATTGAGAATTATTATATAATATTTTACAATAAACGCAACAAAACGAGCGAATTGCTCGCAACTTGATTTTTAGCTAATTTTTAAAACTTTATCTATTGTAATTTAGCGAAACGCTTTTTCATTTTTTGAAATTTAATATAGCCAGCGCTATTAAAATCTCGCTCAAATTGATTAATTTCTTCATTCTTTCGTTTATCTTCTCGTTTTTCGGCCAATTTCGAAACTTGACGATTTAAAAATTCTCGCACGATTTTTAATGTCTTATTAATATTTTCTTTTTTCCAAATTTTAGCAAAATAGTGACTAGCATTCTTAATTTTACCCGCTTTTTTCATTGATTTAACCATTTTTACAGATTGATTAAATTCTTTTTCATGATTAATCTGGCGGTTTCGGAACACGCCCAGCCACTGTTCGTTATCTATTAAATCGCAAGCTTTGCCGAGCCGTTCGCGCATAGTTGCTATTCGACGGCCGCATAAAATAAAACTTTTTTCCATTTTCCCTCCAAAAAGTCTTGACAAGATTTTTAGTAAAACGGAGCGGTTGGTTTTCGGCTGTCTCATTTTTCCAAGAAAGCAAAACGCCCCTACACCGATTTTCATCGGCGTGAGGCGTTTTTGTTGCTCCATATAGCTTTTTAATTATATCAAAATAAATGATTAAAGTCAACCCTGCCAATATAAAAGAACCCGTCTTGGGTTCTTTTTTAATTCACTTTCTCAGCCTTTCCCGGAATCACAAAGAACTGATAACCCGAGTTTGCGATTGAACCACCCGAGACATTAACGTTGATCGTAACTGGAACACCTTTAGTAACTTGCGCGACATAGCTAGCTGAAGCGAATACACCTGTTCCGTATTGCACACCAGTGCTATCTACTTGGTTTGATGTACCTGTCGTTGAGATATAAATCACAAGGTCGGCCGCATTTCCCGCGTTTCGCCGACCACTTGCGATAACTCGCAATAGCCCATCAGATTTTGGCGTAAAGGTTTTTGAAACCGTACCTGGTGCTAATTCTCCACCGCCATATTGAATTGGGAACGAATTAAAATTAATACTGTCAGCTCGAACCGCACCAGCTCCAATATTTGAGCCGTCTCTAAGCCCTGCAACGTTAGCTTGCAACTTATTCATTTTAGCAGCAGTGAGAGTTTCACCTGGTGTGAATGTTAAATTTTCGTAAGCCATTATTTTTTAGCCCCCAACTTAAAAATTGGTTTTAGTCCTGCAAATGCTGTAGCCACTGCACCAGAAATTGCTAGAATTTCTTTGGTAAAATTTGGCATAACAATAACACAAATTGTAGCTACTAGCATATTAACTAGAATCCCAAGGTCAGCTACAAAATACACTGTTGTTTTTGCTTTTTCTGAAATTGCAGGTGTATATTCTGTAGTATCCACGCTATCAAGTGCTTTTTTCTGTAAATCTTCAATCATTTTAACCTCTTCTTCTGTAAATTTCCTTTCATTTATAGGCATAGCCTTAGTTTTAGGCTGTTCAGGCACTTTTTCTTGCTTTTCTTCATTTACAATATTTTGCGACATATCTTTTTTATCCTCGTTTTGACTTATAACACCTTTAATTTCAGGTGTTTTTTCGACTATTTCCGGAGTTTGCGCTGGTGCTGGTCGGCTTTCAATTCTTGTACCGAATTCACCTGCTGGAATTTCGGTTGCTGGTGTTAATTCTACCCAAACGTCAATTCCGCCACGGTTAATTTTTGCGAACCACATATTTTCATTTTGAACAACTTCTTGTGCAACAAAAGCTCCCTCAATTTTTACGCTATCGCCTGTGTTAATATCACCGTCAATTCTGTATCCGTCGTTATCGACTTTGACTAGCCAACTAGTCGGAACTCCGTTTTCGTCCCAAGTAAAGCCAACTGGACATAATTCATTTATTCGAACTTCTTTTCTTCCATCATTCATTCGTGTTTCAGTAACAGTAAATGTTTGATTGAATTTAAAGTGTGATCCAACATTGATTACATCATCGATTTTCTCAACATATGGTGCTGGTGCGTTTTGCGGTTTTCCGGTGTAGCGGAAGATTGTCAAATATTGAGTATTGTTAATCTCTGCTAATTTATCGTGATTATCGATATGAATACCGTTATAACCATATGCACAGTGAATAATATTGTTATTATCAATAAATATTCCAGTATGTCCGTCAGCGCCGTTCGTGTAGCCTTGCTTACCCCAAATGAAGATGTCGCCCCTTTGTGTTGGAATATATCCATTTATATCTGCCTCAATTCTCTGAAAGCCAAACTTTGGCAAATCCACAAATTCTGTTTCAGTGTTGCCGATGCGGAAACCTTGCGGTAAGATTCCAGCATAAATTAGGGCGTGATAAATTGAGCTTGAGCAGTCATACGAACTAGGGCCATTCCTATAATTCATTGAATAACTAACTCTACCTTGCCGTTGCGCAAACCATTCAATTACTTTATCCATTTATTTCCTTTCTATTTATGAGCTAATCCGCCGTTTAAAACAAATTGAACAATAGCGCCCAAAACCGCCAAACCGATAGCCCAAACGATTTTACTTTGGTTTTCTTCGAGTCGCCGAAGGCGCTCCTTTGTTCGGTCACATTCTCGCCGAACACTCTCGATATCTTTATCGTGAGCCACGATTTTTTGGTTAAGCGACATAATAGTGTCTAGCTGTTCGCTAACTTGTTCAATCTTATCTTTTAAAACGTCGATTTTAGCATTAAGTGTATCTTCTCGTGCTTGAAAAACTTCACGTGCTACAAATTTTTCTCCGTCCATATCTTCTTCCTTTCTTATTAAAATTTACACTAGATAAACACACTATTTCTGATCTCATATTTATCTCCTTTAATTTAATAATAAAGACAAATAGTCGAGTTTTAAAAGGCAGTGGTCGATAGCTTTAATTTCACGTCAAGTTGAAACGGTGGGTAATAATCCCCGTCAAAACTACAAAGTGCTATAACTTCCAATACATATCGACCAGGACTTATCTGATAAACTTGCGCTACTGTCATTGTGTCTTCTGCTCTTCCAGGATCTGCCGGAAAATAAAAAGTATTGGAAGGATACCAAACGCCGTTGTTGTTTAACTGTATTGTTACTAATTCAAAAAATACCCCTTGCGGAGTTTGAAACTCTCTTCTCCAGTTAGTCGCCCTTTGATAAACTCCCGCAGGTATCGATAAACTAACCGTATATTCTTGTCTATCTTGACTTTGTGCGCCAAATCTCGATAACTTCTGAAATTGAGATAACTTTGTCATTGCTCGTCTCCTAGAATCATTAAATATTGCTCATCGCCACGCTCATATCTCACTGTTACGCTCCGAGTATTTACCGATATATCATTAAGCGCTATCGGGTTAAGATTTATCATACTTGGTGCTAAAACGTTTTTTGTATCAAAATTCGCATTTATTGGTATTGAAATAGTGTTCCAAGACTTCACCTGTGGAAGATAACCGAAATTATGCTCAATGGTCGTGCTTTGTGGAACTTGGCTAAAAAACCAAATTTTAGGATAATTTCGCCTAGAATCTGAAATGAAGTTTCCGGAGTCTTGATAAACTACAGGAATATCACCTTCATATTGTGGCGGTGCAAAAGCCATTATCCTAAAATAAAAGGTTACGTTTCCTTCATAAGCGTCATCCATTAAAGACACGTAAACATTAGATTCATCAGCTCCAATATAACACCGCCTTAATGCCCGTGAACCACCCCACAAAGGCTCACTTTGCGACAAATCATAGCTTGGCGTAAAATTACTGTTTAAGCTCCATTGTCCAATTAGTAACGGTTTGAAAGGTAGACCGTGCGCAAAATTCGTTCGGGCTATATCTCCTTCCGCACAACCAACGCTAAACTCTCTTTTGTAAACAATATACGGTGTTTTATAATTCGAATTATAAACGTAATCCTTTATGATCTTCATTATTCTTTCTCTAATTCGCTTATTACATCAATGCCACCCTTTGAAATTGCTTCAATAACATTTCCAGTCTTTGGGTGCTTACCAATCAAAATTCGCCTTGTTCCATCTTCTTCAGAATAGACAAAACCATCCTTATTTATCCTTGTTAAGATCACCCCATTATTAGAAATTATTATTTCACCAGTTGTCTGATTTATTTTAATATTTCCACCAAGCGAATTAACGACTTTGTCGCCCTGAAACTCTACATTTTTTTCAATAGCCATTATGCCAATAAATCCTTTCCATCCAGTACCGACCTATCAAGAATAAACGCAGTTGCGACCTTATGAGGTTTACCTGAAATAGTAGTTTTATAACCACTTTCGCTTAAACTTGTTTTAATTCCCGTTATTAAGAAATCGCCCTTATTCTTGTATTTAACCGTGATAATATCACCTAATTGTAGCGCAGGGTTTCCCTTAACCTCCATTGAGATTGTAGGTGAAAACTTCGCATATTTGTTCAAAACATCCGTTGCGAACAAATCGCAGTTTTGATAACTTCCAAAATAAGGATTGTCTGTAATTTCAAGTGCTTTTTTACCGTATCGTTCCATGCTTTCACGATCGAACGCCTCATATTTGATAGTATCAACTACTTTTGCCGTTTCACCCCACAACTCAATTTTTGAAACCTTCGAGGCGGTCGTTCCGCGATTAGAAAGCGTTAGTTTATATGCAGTGGCAAATACTTCACCTTTAACGACAATACCCGAATTATTTATAGTATCGCCTTTTTTCATATCAATCCAGCTTTCGCCCGTTTTTTGTCCAACTGAAATTGGTTGAACAGTCCACACAGGATCATCAAAGGTTAGCCAAGTTGAAAAAGTCTCACCGGGTTGCACAACCCATTCATCTTTACCGTCTGCGCTAAAAATAGGCTGCAATGGTTGAATTTCTCGAATGTCACTTTTAATATTTACGTAATTTACAATATTATCTGCTTTTTCGGTTTCAATACTAATAATATTGTCTTCATCAAACACCATAACAGGTTGTTTACCAAGGTTTCCGCTACGGTTTTCAAACCTTATAATTCCTTGTTCATCTAGCCATAATGAGCCGTTTTCTGCTTGAACCAATTTCTTTAAAATTGTTCCCACATCGTCATCATTATTAAGATATACAAACGGTATAGTATTTTGACCTTCGCCAATACTATATTGTTTCTCGTTCATACCATACTGCTTAAGTATTTCTTTTATTAGTACATCAGTTGAAACATTCCTTAACATAATAGTTCTGTCTAGTTTCGTTTCTGCAATATCACTCAAAAAATCCAATGCAGACCAAGTGATAGTTTTGTCATCGCTATAGGTAGGTATCTTTTCAGTTAAGCCAACAAATACTTGAACGTTCCCAACATCTTTTGCACCTAAAAATAACCGCAACGGTCGCTTCGGCAAAATATAATCTGCAACAGGGCTTTTGTTTGTAGTTTCGAAAAAAGAAAAATAATCATCATAATTATTAAGCTTAACATCGGCAATACCAGACTGCACATTGTACGGAAACTTAACCGATCGCTCAACATCAATACTTAACAATCTATCTGTTATATCATCATATTGGAACGCATCCCAAACTTGTGTAGGGTTATTTTCTGGAGTAGCTAATAGATCGACACCATCGAGTTTTGAAGCATCCAATTTGAACCAGCTAGTGTTTTTATTTCTACCGCGAGTAAAGCTCAAATCAGCGCGCCAATCCATCGCCACCAATTTACTTGCGAAAGCTTTATTAAATCTATCACTTACAATCTGCATTTGCTAAATCTCCGTAAAGGTAGCTTTCATTTCTTTTACCATACCGTCAAAACTCATAATTTCGCGGTTGCTAATTTCAAACCAAACAGGTACATCAACTACGCTATCAACACCTTCAATGGTTAGTTTTAGTATTTCCTGGTTTTGAATCTGCTTATCATAAAAGCTTTTAATCTCATCATATTCTGCTTTTGTAGGATAAGCCCAGGAGTGTTCCCAAGTTCGCTTTCTCGCTCCGATAATATAAGTTGTTAAAGAGTTGTTAAGCGTTTTAATTTGCCTTGTATTGTCTGTTATTTTTTCAGTGAGTGGAACTTCCACCATGTTCCACTCTGCTGTTCTTGTCGAATCTTTTAGAATTATTTTCATTATGCAAACCTCCTTTTATCCGCAAGCTCTAACTGCTCACGAATCAACTCAGCCACTTTTCGTTGTTCAGCTGGGCTAGTTGCAAAAGTTCCGCTCACATTAATAGTGTAATTATTCCCGCCAGTTCCACCAGTTTGGTTATTAATTTTGTCAATCAGGCTCGCCATCTTACTTTCAGGCACAATCCACTCATTTTCGCCACCATCACCAGCCCAAATTAAGCTTCCACCACCTTGAGGGCCAACAATACCACCAGTCTCAAAGCGTGGAACGCCAAGTTTTCCTAGTTTGCCAATATGTACTCCAGGTATTGCATTAATAATACCAATAGCAACATTGATCGCATCAATAAAGCCATTGATCATACCTGCTGCAAAACTTAATATGCCGTTAATAGCCCATTTGACCGCACCACTAATAGCACCACCAATAGCACCACCAATGCCACTGAAGATACCAACTATTCCGTTCCAAATTCCAGCAAAGAAACCGATGACACCACCAAATACGTATTTAACGCCATTCCATGCTGCCGAAAATACACCAATAAAGAATCCAGCAACCGCACTAAATATCGCAACAATTCCGTTCCATAATGTTGTATAATACCAAACTACACCGTTCCAGACCATCTGGATACCAATCCACGCTGCCTGGAAGACAGCACCGAAGAATTGAACAACGGGAGTAAAGACCGCAACAATTCCATCCCAAACTGCGGTAAAGAAACCTACTACGCCATTCCAAATCGCAACAGCCCCATCCCATGCTGATTTAAAAAATCCTATAATCTGGTCTTTAAAGGTAAAGAATAACCCAACCATCAAGGATATAGGCCAAAAAATAACCGCAAGAATAGTTAAGCCCCATTGTTTAAAAAAATCTACAATCCCATTAAATAAGCTAGTTATGCCGTTCCAAACCCCAACGAAAAAGTCACCAATACCTTTAAAGAAAGCGCTAATATTTCCGCCAACTTCACCAAGCCAGTTACCAATATTTTTAAAAACTTCACCTATAAAATTACAGAAATCTTGCCAAATCTTCTTCCCCATTTCCGTTTGAGTAAAGAAATATACTAACCCAGCTACCAAAGCGGCAATAGCCATTACTATTAAGACAATAGGTTTAGCTGCCATTACAAAATTAAACAGAGCCTGAGCTGCAGCCGCTATTTTCATAACTACACCCAATGTTGTTAGAGCGGCAGTTAGAGTTCCTACTACTACAACTAAAGATTTAATAACATCACCACCAGGCATATCTTTAAACGCGTCATCGAAAGCTTTAAGAGCCACTTTAGCAATACTCTTAAACGTTTTTTTAGCTACAGGTATTAAATTCCCTAACCAAATCTTAACCGACTCAATCAAATTATTAAAAGTTGTCTCCAAATCACCGCCACCAGCCAGCGCGGTAATGAAATTTTCCCAAGCTCCTTTCATCGAATTAAAAGAACCTTCAATGGTTGTGCTTGCTTCTTTTGCGGTTGTTCCGGTAATGCCGAGCTTATCTTGAGTAACACTAATTGCCTCAATAATCTTGTCAAACGAAACTTCGTTAATATTCTTAGCCGTTGCTTTAAAGCTTTTTCCCATAACGCCCGAGTCATTAACAAGTCGCGCCATTTCCGATGCTGTACCACCATAACCGAGCTTCAAGTTGTCAAGCATTGTATAGTTCTGTTTTGCGAATCCTTGATAGGCATATTGAATTAACTCCATCGATGTTCCCATCTTGTTGGCGTTGTCACTCATCGCTACCACGGCTTTGTTTGCGTATTTAGCCGCTTTTTCTGTGTCACCGCCCAAGCCTTGAAGAAGACTCGCCGAAAAGCTAGTCACGGTTTCCATATACTTATTCGCACTCATTCCAGCGGTTTTATATGCCTGATTGGCATAATTCATCACCGTGCTTGAAGAACTCTTGAAAAGCGTTTCCACGCCACCAGTAAGCTGCTCATAGTTTGAATATGCACCAACCGCAGCAGTACCGAGAGCACCGATTGCTGCACCAGCTACTGCTGCTCCTTTTATTGCAAAATCACCTATTGAAGACCAACTATCACGGTATGCTTCTTTTTGGCTTTCTGCTTGCTTTTTAGCATCTTTATCGGCTTTAGTTAATTTCTCATCTAAATCTTTAGTGTCAGCTGTAAAATCGTAGTTAATTGTTCCTACTGTTGTCATTAACTATACCTCCATTTTTGCTTTTTTGCGCCAATCTTCAGTCCCAGTATTAAAAGATTTTTGAGCCTCAAACCCATTTTTAGCCATCGAAGAGGATTGTGCTACGAAAGTCCCTCTCGTATTCTCGCAAAGTTGAGAGTAATATATTTTTTCTGCTCCTTCAATCAATGCAAACATCATCTCGAGGCTAATTTTGTCATTTAAAACATCCCGCACTGCTTCCCATCCAAAATAAATTCCAAACTTGGCTATTAAATATATCTCTGGCGTTATTTTAGGCTTAGAAGAATTTTGGCGTCGTTTTATGCGCTCTTGGTATCGAGCCTTAATCTCTTTCTTCTCTTCATCCGTTAATAGATCTAAAACATTTGTCATTCACTTATTCCTCACCAAATAGTCGCTTGGTCAATAATTTAATTCCATCTTCACCATACTTAGACACAAATTCTTTACCGCCAAGATTTTCTGGCGTTCCATCGCTTACTAATTTTGCAGAATGATTTATCAAACGTTCTGTCAAATCATCTATTTCGGTCAATATTTCTTCGACTTTCGTTTCATCAAGGTTTTCTTCGCCCTGTTTTTGCATTTTAGCCATTTTATTTTGCAAACGCACAATTTTTGACATAATTTGGCTTTTTTCAAGCTCGTGTCCAGCCATAGGTTTTGTAAAAGTAAATACTTTGCCTTCAATCTCAAAATCGCGTTTTTTTACACCTAAGTCTTCAATTGTAATACTAATTGCTGTCATATAATCCTCCATTCAGCGTGTTAATCTTATGAAATTATATTAATTCTAAATAGTCGAGTTAATACAGTTGATTTTAAAAGATAAAAGATATAAAATCTAAATATAAGAAAGGTATTATATTATGAATTTTATAGATAAACTAAGAATTAAAAATCTAAATATGCGCCAATATGTTTTAGGGAGTTACGATGGCGACTTCGAAGGGATAGAAGAAGTAGTAGCTAAAGCTCGCCTTAAAATTACCTATGACGGTGGTGTGGAGCTTCAGTTTTCATATGGTTCAGCTTTTAAATATGAAACTGTGCAAGCTTTTTCTTGGGATGAAATTAAAGGCTTCGATTATCGCCAGATTAAAGAATCTGCAGGTAAAAAGACTAAATATGTTTTCGAGAACATGCTTTACACTACAAAAGGAACCTTGGTATTAAGGGGCGAATACTCTAAAGGTGGTAAAATGGGCTCAAATGCTTACACTTACGATGGTTTACTAATGGCTGCTACCAGCGCTAAGAATCGAATTAATGCTTGCTTGAAATTACATAAAAAATACGCTGATTAAACTATTTCTCAATATTAAAAAACGCCCCAATAAATAAGGGCGTTTTTCATATCTATTTTTACCCAGCTACCGCTTTCGTTCGTTGCGTTGCAACATCATAAACCGACTTTTTAGTTAAGTCACCAGTTCCAAGTCGAACATAGCCGTTCTCAGTTGGTTGTGCATTTAATGTAATTTCTACGCTTGGATCATCGCTTGTTGTTTGAGATAGCTCAAAATCCACGCTCACCGACGCCTTAAAGAAATGCACATCGTTTTCATCAGTTTCAGCGCCTTTCTGGTGCATATTCACTGGCATTTCAGCCACTTTCACGCTTTTACCGCCAAAGGTTACTGCACCACCGCCAGCAGTGCTTCTTGCGTAATATTCGGGGAATATTTTACCCAAGAAATCCAAGCTTGGTAGGTAAAGCGTAAAAGTTGCCTCCGCAGTGTCTACTACATTAGTTCGGCGCTTCGAAGTTCCCGCTTGAGTATCTTTTTCCACCGTTTTCATTGCAATTTTGGTCTTAATATCACCCAAAAACTCCGCTGGAATTAGCATATCGCCAAGAGCCACTTCCCAAAGACCCGCGTTTAATGTTTTTTCATCTGTCGTTGCCATATTTTTCCTTTCTTAATAAATTATCTCTCCACTTATTGAATAAACCACTCTCCCTTGGCTATTCTCTCCCACGTTCGAAATCGTAGAGGGTGGCATAATCGCCACATTTCGAACTTTTTCACAAACTCCATCCACGGCTGGCAATTCATTAATTGCATAGTTTTCTCGCAAGAATTTAGCAACAGATTCAAGCTTTTTCAAGCCTTCAACATCGTTTTCGCTAATACTGAAAATCTCATAATGCTGAACTCTTCTCTTACCGCGTTCTCCATTCACTGAGATGTTCGAGATATACAAGCCGGTTTTGCCAAGACCAAGCTTCTGCCAGAAAAGGTTTTTATCAATCTTACCAAATCCGTTATCTTCAAGAAGTTTTAATAAATTTAGTGTAATCATCCGTTCCCTTTCATAACTATAAAGCCTTCTTTCCTAGTCTGATTGCCAGCTCGTTCCAAATAGTTTATCGTTGCTGGATTTTTACGGTTTTCAAAGTGCCGTCGTCGAGCATAAGGGATTCGACTATCACCGAACACCACCGAAACCCCATTTGGTATTTTTTCCACTCGACCATTCATTTTTAGATCACCAGATAGAACGGGTGCCAGCATTCGAGCTCGACCAAGCGTTTTTTCCGCCTTAGCCTCAAGCTCTTTTTGCATATTCATTTGCTGAACTTGCAAATAGGCTTTCATCTTGCTCCGAAATGTCACCTTAACTTTCGCCATAGCTCGCCCTTTCTAGGGTTAATTTTAAATGCTCCACTTCGTTAGTATCAAAATTCTTGCCCTCACTCATCGCAATAATAGTGTAGGTTTTGTGATTTATTCGAATACCATTACCTATAGCATCTACTGGAATATCTTCAGGCTTTACAAACAATGTCGAGTTTTCTGCAAACTCTTCACCGTTCACGCCCCGTTTCATTCCGGATTTTTCACGAAACACACCTTTTCGGTTCGCTAACTCTTCTTCAATCGTATTACCGTAAACATTCCCTCGATTAACTCGCAAAAATGAATATTCCGTTTCAGAAAAAGTATCGAATATCCTCATAAATAGTCTTTCCGTGTCGAATTCCACCGTTAGAAATTCTATATTTTGCAATCAAATCCGCATTCTCTTCGCAGAATTGAGCGTAATAATTGGTATTTTCTTTAAAATCCACGCTATAGCCATCTACGGCTTTTCTTGAAATACCTGTATCATGGTTTCGTTCCAACTCGCTGATATTAAACAATCGCGCATATAATATCTTCAGCCCCGATGTCCAATCAGTCGCAGAATCAAACCCACCGTTCAACAGTCTATTCAAGCGTTCCGAAGTCAATTCATTCAGAATTGTAAAGTTCTGCTCTTCATAAGAAGAGAGAGGGCGTCCGATTAACGCCACAATCTCATCTTTTGAAATCGGTTGTTTCATCTTTAACCCTCTCTTTCAAGTCTATTAAGCCGCAGCAGGATTTTTAATTGCTACACCAGATTTAACTTTAGTCAAAGCACCACCAGCGTAAATTTCTTGTAGGTATTCTTGTTTGTTCTGGCTCAATGAGAAGTTTGTGAACGCTTCAATTGAGTTGTCACCTACTGTTTCGTAAGCATCACCTACGAACAATACAGCTTGGTAATCTGCAGCGTTTGATTTGTTGAACCAGCTAGGTGTGAAGATTTCTTTAAGCTCAAATGTTCCAGCAAGGTCTCCACCAAGTGGCAATACCAAAGCACCGTTCTTAGTTTCTGAAAGCTTCAAGTCTGCTTTAGCTGATTTTGAAAGCACAGCGTAAATAGGACCTTCAGCTTCGATTTGTGTAGCCGCCTTGATGATTGATTTGTAAAGCGGTTCATCTTTTGTAGGTGTATATTCAGTTGCAAATGTTCCAGCATTAGCGTCTTTCAAGATTGACACAAAGCTTTCAATTACATCATCACCACCAGCAGTTCGACCATCACCAAGAACAATAGCTCGTTCAATTTCTGTAATGATTCGTTTTGGTAGGGTTTCAAGAATGAATCTTACCAAAGCGCCAGTGTCTTGATTTTCGCGGATATCTTCTTTGTTCAAAGTGATGTAATCGTAGATGTATCCAGCGCGAATAACACGATCTGTAAATGTAAGCGACATTTCTTTCTTAGTTGTACCGCGTTTGTGTCCTTGAGCGCGAGCTCCAGCAGTTTCAGCGTCGATTCGGCGAACTGTTAGACCAGTTTTATTAACTACGTTCCAGATAGTTCCAGCTTTTTCAATTCCATCTGAGATAGCTGATACCAAAGCACCAGGTAGTAATTGTTCAACGTTAGTAATACCTTTGCTTGCTACTTTAGCAGCCCAAGCTTTTTTAAAGTCTTCAGATGATGCACCTGCACTATCTTGCAAAACGTTTGCAAAATCTACTACAGCACCTTTAGTATTTAGATAATCTGTTGTAGCTTTTGAAACTTGTGAAGGCATTGCTGAGATAGCATCTTTTGCAATTTCTTTATCCATTTCTTCCTCTTTCTCTTCGTTAGAATTATTATTTTCGGTTGAATTTTTAGCCTGCTCAACCTCAGGTTCATCGTCTGCTGCAACCTCAGGATAAACTGTAGTTGTAGCCTCTTTTTTCAAAACTTCTGGAGTTTCTTTTTCTTGGCTCATTTCATCACCTTTCAGAGATTTTACGGCCAAAAGCCTTGCTTCTCTGTTAGCTCCGCGGAAAACCAAGCTCACCTCAATAATTTCAGCGTTACTAATCGTTTCGCTTTCAAAATTGTAGTCAAAATCTGACATTGTAATCGAGAACGCATTCGAGAGGTGTCCTTCTTCAAGAAGTAGCAGCATTTCTTGCGCTATTTCTCGTTTCGAGATACCCGCTTCAAAAATCAGCTCACCGTTTTCATAGAAAGCACTCCGCACTGAACCGATTGTGTCCCGAACATCGCCGGAATGGTTTAGAATTAGCGGAATATCCACCAAATCATTCACTCCTTCTGTCGGAATTGCTCCAGCTCGGATCTCACCACCTTGTTTTAAAGGTAGGCGAAGGCTCGCAACGTCCACTTTCTCGTAATGGCGATCTTCGTTCACACTCGATGCTACAAACCTAATTCTTCGCTCCTCATTTACTTCCACGGACTTCGAAATTTCAGTTTTCAGCTCCAGCGCCGTTTTCTTAACTTTTTCTGCCATATTTCCTCTTTAAATTTACTATTACAAATTAATATTACTGGTAAATAGTCGAGCTATACAAAATAATTAAATAATTATTGACTTTTTTACTTAAATATGATAAGATTTAGATAGTAAGGCTTACAGAAATAAATAGACCAGCGGTCGTGTCCTGCATAGGACTCGGCGAGCTGGTCTATTTTTAGTCTACAATCTCGTTATTCAATATCTTGTATACTTCTTCAATCTTAAATTGCTTTTGTCTTCTCTTTATTTCCGTAGCTAAATCTTCAAAATTATATTTTTCATCATCTATATCAAGAATTACGCCAAAAGCTCCTTGTTTACGCGCTTTCCTTAATTGATCTTCTACCGAACGCGGGCTTGATACTTTCTTAATCTCAAATTTCTTATCATCGATTAATAAGTCTGGCGTTTTTATGCCGTCCGGTTTTTCAACTCGCCTAATCGCTAGAGGTGTCTTTTTTGTTTGCGCTGAAAAGATTTGTGCAATCTCTCTTTCTCTTTGGCTTAATGGTGGCTTAGTTTCAAAACTAAAATCTTTCCAGCCTTTACCATAAACCTCGTTAAATTTCTCGGCTGGTAATTCTTCAATCTCAACACTCCGCCAAGGCTCATTATTATTTTCCTCAATCCCAAACTTCTCCACACAGGAACAGTTCGGATGAGCGCCGGCTGTGTCAATATCAGCGTAATCATTAACCCGGATTTTCGATTTACCAATCAAAATTCCACCCTTTTTAACATAGCTTTCAGTTACATTAACTCGCCTACCGTCCATTCCACGGCAATATTTACATGGGTTAGCACTCACCACCACCCACTCTTTATAAATCTGCACGCCCGATTCATTCTGGATTTGAACACCTGCCTCAACACCAGCCAAACCGTGCGCTCGGTGTGTTTCAGTGCGAGCTATTCGTTGGATTCGCCATTCTTCAACTTTTGTTATATCTCGCAAGCTACGAGCTAGCTCTTCTTTGTTCCAGTCTTCTGTCTCAGCTTGTGCAACTCTGTTCACAATCGATCGTGCCGTATCTTCACTAAAACTCTTAGTGAAATCAGTTATCATTTTGTCATAATGTTTTTTCAGCTTGTCAGAAATTTTAAATTCGGTCAAATCATCAGTCGATATATTATTTTGCTTTAATATCGAGGCAAAATCACTCCAAGCCACCACACCACGAGTTACTAGCACGCTTAGCAATATCACCCTTATTCTTTGCTTAAACTTCTCACGATCTTTGTCGCCAAGGTTAAAATCTTCAAAATCACTATCAATAGCTCGTTCAATCTGTTCATTGGTCATATCACGGAACACTGCTTCCAGTGCACTTTGGTCTTTATCTTTTTGTTGTTCGTTTTTTGTTTTCTTATCTACTTTTAAACAGTGATCATCTTCACAATCATCATGAATATGCACACTTTTTGCGTTTAAATCTTCTGGCGATTCTTCGACTTCGCCGCCATCATCAACTTCAGGCTTATCATTCTCAATTTTTAGTGGAGTTTCGCCCATTTTAAGTGTTTTATAGCCATTGCTTAGCTCGAATGCATCAACTATGCTATCTAATGAATAGCCCATGTCTAAGCCAGTTTTAATCAAAGTCAATTCAGCTGCTTTACGCTCAGCCTCAATCTTCTCTTCTTCGGCCACACCAGGAATATCAAGGTCAAAAGTTATCGCAAAGCCAAGACCGCCCGTAATTCGGTTTAATTGATGTGTAAATTCACTCCAAATGCGCGTTGCGAAAGGTTTAATTGTGTATTTTATAAAAATCTGCTCGTCCACTCGCACACTGGCATAAGTATTGTTATCATTTACACCTCGAACACTCGCCGGCACACCATAAATACTGTCAATTTTCTTATTAGCTTGATCAAATAAGCTTTTCAAATCAAGATTCTTGTTACTTTCGGCAAACGGCATCCACTCAATTTGGGCATTAACTGGCTTACCTGTCGCACTCTCAATTGGGCGATGAACATAAACCACGTTGTTATTGTTACCACTACCACGATGTCGTGCTTGTAGATTGTCAACGATATTATTATATTCTTCAACACTGCCAGCGGTAATAATAAATTGTCCAGCAGGCACAGCTCCGTTTTCAAAATAACCAGCCTGATAGCTTGCAATGTAATCATCAATCGATGCCCATTTTCGAGCAGCATCGGTTGGACTATAACCTCCACTCAAATCATATGGATTAACCCCACTTCGAAGTTCAATAATTTCATTTTCAGAATATTCTTTAGCACCAACTCGATAATACTTTTCTTCACCAATATAATATTCAGAAACTCCCTCAAGAATAGTAAATCCTGCTAAATTTTCAGGAGTAATCTTTTGTCCAGTTGTTGGCGTAGCGTGTTCATCGTAACTCCAAACCAAAACATAAACCTTAGGGAAAACCAGGCTTAAGAGTGCTAAAGCCTCGCGGAAGGTCGCCCCACTCATCTGTTGATTCGGGTGATATATTTTATTCATCACCACCGAATCTTGAATTGTTTTACCGTTATTATCTATTGCATACGGCCTAATTGTCATAAACTCATTCACAATTCGTGAAATAGACGGGTATGAGTTGTCATAGGATAGCCCTTTATAAAATGTATGCGCACCTAACATTGATTTTGGCCGATTAAAAGCGTAGTGCGAGGCGCTCTTCTTTTTCATATTCCCGCCGACCAAACGGCTAAAAAAATCTCTAAACATATTTAAACTATAAGTTCAAATAGTCGAGTAAAACAATTAAATTAATGGTATACTATAAATATGGATAACATACCAAAACCAACACCAAAATTCAACCAACTCATAGGAGAAGCCGACTATCTTATGAGTATAATCTTATTAGAGGTTCAAACCAGAATAAATTCATTTAGTCCATTAGATAATAATATAGAAACTCTTAATCGCTTCCCTAATATAAAAAATGGCCTGTTAGAAAACCTAAAATATACCCACGGAAACTATGACTTCATAAAGAAGTTTAAGAAAACTCTACCCGGGCAGAGAATTTTATATGGCGGATATAATCATGATAAAGTTGAGACTATTTTGAGAAAATATAAAAAGATAGTTAAAATGCGCAACTCGATTGCGCACAGTTTACCACATAATATTAATGGCAAATATGTAAAAATGTATCGCAGGATAGATAAAGATAAGATAGCCGAGGATATAATAGTCGATGAAGCTTTTTTAACTGAATTTATAGAAGAATGTAATGATCTTATAGAGATATTTAGTACCCCAGACTTCAATTCGGTCGCTCAAGAACTTATTATAATCATAAGCAAACATCCAAATATCAACTCTATCGCATCAAACGCTTGCTCAGCCATATTAAAATCTAATTTAGCTTTAAATACGGCGCCCGATTTAAGTAGTTTAGCTAAACTGGTGGATTCAATCGAAAAAATATCAGAAGAACCTATCTCACACCAGCATAAACAATAGGCTTAGGTTTTGGCGAGGTGTAATAGCACAAAATACAGGCATCAGCCAAGTCAGGACTTCGATTTCCCCGTTTCTTGTAATCTCCCTTGCTTTCCACCGCTCTCTTACCTTTTTTATCCATGCCCCAAGTTCTAGTTGTTAATTCTTGGAGTAAATCTGTATTATTTGGCAGTTGTATCTCATCTATCACCCCTTGAAGATGAAACCACGCTTCACTAATCCAGTTCGGGTATTTGTCATCATTTACCGCCTTTTGTGCAAAGTTAATACCTTGAACATTGTAATTTTTAGCCAATAATTGATCGGTTACACCGCCACCAACTCCTGTATCATCGATTTTAATTAGTACTTCTTTGTCTAATTGGGCGAACTGTTCTATTTTCTCCACAAGTTCATTAGTTCTTAGTTTTTCGTAAACCTTAAAGTCGATCGTCTTTAATCCTTTGCGTTTCCATAACACAGAGCGGTCATCGCCAAGTCGTGCAACGTCGACGCCTATTTGAATTTCGCCGTCATCTTCTATCTCTCGATCCATAGCGTTCAACACTCTATCACGGCTTAAAATAGCATTTTCGATTTGCGAAAGTGGCTCACCCAGCCAAGTATGGGCGAACTCTTGCGGGTTGTTCTTCTTGTCGTTTTCCATTTCAATTCGCATCACATCTGGAAATAGCCCATTTCTTTCTAACACATCATAATTTACCTTAATTGCATAAGTATTATCTGGTTTCTTCATCACATACTCAACATAAACCGGATCGCGCTCTGTGTCTCGGTTAAAGGTAAAAATAAGCCTTGAGTTATCTTTACGTACGGTGTTTTTAAGTAGCGTAATAGATCGTTTCGTAACAGTGCTTGCTTCTTCAACCCAAGCCTCATCAATGTTTGGGATAGACTTCAAGCTTTCGACATTGTCATGTAAACCTTTAAAAATCCACTCGCTTTCAGTTCTTTTGTGTTTGATAGAATCGTTCGTAATTATAAATTCAGTCTCAAAGCCATATTCAAAAATAATAGCTTTAACTAAAGCATGCGTTGAGTCTTTAATTGAGTTTTGAAATTCTCGACAGTTTAAAAATTTCAATCTCTTTTCTCTCGCTCTTAAAACTTGAGAAAGTGCGACATCGTGGCTCTTTCCAGATGAACGACCACCATAAAAAACAAGGTTTCGCCATTTATTTTCTTCAAATAGTGGCTTAAACTCAATCGGAACTTTAACTCTCTTTCGGATTATCTCCATTTACAAACTCCAATGTTGCAACAGTTAAGGTTTCGCCGTTCGACACTATATCTTGCTTTTCGCTAAACTCCGTTGTTGTCTTTGCAATGAACTTAGCCGTATCTTGCGCTATCTTCTCATCTTCGCTGTCTAAGCTCTTGTCTAACACTCTTTTAGCTTTACGAACGAGCTTATCTTTTGTTACCCCTTTTCCGCCAATTTCCGACACGATGTCTTTAATCCAATTAAGGTTCTTTACTGTGATACTTCTAGCATATTGATCTGAAAATCCGGCTCTTAAGGCGCTTTGCATAGCATTCCCATATGTCGGAGAATCCGGCAAATAATAAAACATCGCAAATTTAATTTGCTGTGGTGTGAACTCTTTCTCTTTAGTCTTCTGTTTCGATTTTGTCATATCCGATCTTTCTAAGTATATCTTGTTTTTCTTTCTCTGAATAATAATCAGCTGTAAGTCTCCTAGTCCAGGTTCCTTTTTCTGAAATAAAATTTATTTCTTGATTATCAGATTTTGGTTTTGGTATTTTAGTTCCCATAGAATAATTCACTCCATATTTTTGACTAGCTGACAATAAGCTTTTAGCCGTTAAGTGCTTTTTTCGTTTCGCAATTTCAGAAAACGGCTTGAAATTTTTAATATAATACCCTTTTTGCGCAAACCAGCGGTGAAAAACTAAAATTCCCATTTTACTCTTAACATAAATTGAATGCTTATCATAAAAAACAACTATCGAATCATCTTCTAGCTTACGAATTAGTATTTTTGAACTAAAATTAGGATTAGCCACCCTTCTCCTTTCTGTCCAAAAATAAAATGGACACACTAAACAATCTTTTCGACTGATAGTGTGCCCATTATTCCCTTATGTATATTATAGCATATATAGAGGCTAAAGTAAACCTATTCTTTAGGGGAAAAGGCTTCAAAAAGTTTACCTAAACCAGTTAAATCCGATACTTTCAAAAGAGACTCTAGTTTTGGCGACAAATCAACATTGCCGTTGATAATCAATCCAGCCTGTTTGATATTTTCAGCATCACCCCTAATTAAACCTTCTGAGTAATCAATACCTTTAGCGGTAAGAGAGATTCCAACATATATTATACTGCCGTCTAAAGTTTCTGTAAAATTTCGGCAAGATATATAACCACTCTCGAGTAGGTATTTTAAGCAAGCTAACAACATATCTTCGCTACCTGAAATATCCTTTAAAGCATTTATTAGATCCTCGTTGTCATCATCATCGACACTAAGGCCATCTTCAGTCGAAAAAAATGCTTGCTGTAATACCGTATTGGGTGTTTTCATATATTGAGCATATAGAACCGCTAAGATTTGTTTTGCTATTTCTGTTAATTTTTTCATTAATTTGTTTTCCTTTCTTTATTATTTAACAGTTCACCCCATACTTATATTATATCATATTACAGCTTTAGCTAGTTGTTTCACCTCTTTCTTTTTCCCAAAATAAAACTCTTCATAATCTTCTATAAATTTTAAGATTTTTGGATTTAGATTATTTGATGTTTCTTTAAGACTTTTGAAATATTCATACTGCCTCTTGGTTCTGTTAGTGAAATATTTAAGCCTTTTCATTTTATCTGCAATATCTGCTATGAGTTCGGCTTGTTCTCTTAAAGATATGTCATTATACCCTTTGAAGTCATAATTATCACATTTGGGAGTATACCTTTCTGCCTCATACGGTTCTTTTTCTTCAAGAGAAGTATAGAATTTTTCAAATGTTTTCTCCTTATGAAGAGTAAGGAGGATTTCGTTTTGCTCCTTAATGAGTTTGTTATATTCTTCGCCTACCATAATTGTTTACTTTATCTCTACTTCTTTGCCTTTGTAATAACATTTGCCGTCGATAAAATCTATATCGTTTCGCCAAAAATCGTTTGAATAAGTTCGGCATATTTTGAGTTTTCTTTGAGTATCAGCACTGTATTGTGGCGGTTCATTTCGAGCAGCCTCTATAGTTATGCAAACACCCCAACCTATCCAAAGCAAAATCAATAAGATTACAAACACTTTATGCCATTCTATATTTTCCATATTTACCTCAATTCGTTTATTATAAATTTTACGAACAATACCACAATAGCCACAACCGCAATAATTCCAAGAACAACTGCGACTGGTATCCAGATAGGGGAGAGAACCCACCACCAGCCCCAATCAATAACATGAGTTAATTTTAAAGCAATAAACAGAATTGTTAACGCTCCTAAAAATCCTATACCACCGTTAGTTGATATGTTTGTTGATTTATCTTCATTATTCATTTTACAACTCTCCTTTCTTTAATTTTTCATACATTTCTGGATTTTCATTTACATTACCAAGGACTTTTATAGCCATATTTTTTATAGAGGTGTTAAAATAATAGAATGAATTACTACTATCTCGTTCTTCAAGATAAAACTCATCTAACCAATCAGATTCTGGATAAGGTTTTCCGTATCTCATAACTACTACATCTCTTACATATGTTTCATAGGGTGTATCATATATAATTTGGACTATATCTCCCTCATAGATTTTTTGACCATCTACATCTTTTGCACCTGTCCATCGTTCCATAAAGAACTCTTCATCAGGATAGCCCTCGATTGAGGTATAATTATTCTTACTTTGAAGTTTAGATTCTTCAAGAAAAACATCTACATAAGGTTTGTAAAATGGTTGTCTAGTTTCTTCATCTCGAAATTTAACAATCCTGAAAGATACTAATTCATATCCATATTGCTTTGTAGGTTCATACCAATATCTCGCACCGATTATATCGTCCATCGTCTTTTTATCTCCTTTTTTATTCTCCTAATATGTCTAAATTCAATAAGTCCTTATGCTCCAATACGAGGTCTTGTGATTTCTCGCAAAGGAAATTTACTCTTTTACTTATCTTTTCGAGTTCATCCGCTTGTTCTCGCATTTCTCCCCTCGTTTCAGGTGGGTTCTTAAGATGGTTCCAATATGTGCGATTTTCAGTCACGATTTGCAGCGATAGCTCTGCAAGGATTGCGACTATTTCCAAAAGTTCCTTGTTAGTTGGTTGTTGTTTCATTTCTTATTCCTCCTCGTCTACTTCAATGTCGAATTTATCGGCGATTTCTTGAACTACTTCAATTAGATTTTGGGTTAGTCGTCTGAAATATTCGATTGTCAAACCTTCTTTGTTGAGAAATTCTTCTAACTCTTCGGGCGTCATATCTGCGATGTCGACTGATTGATATTTTCCGTCGCGTTTTATTCGTGTGTAGATTCCTGAAAGGTTTCGTTCTTGTGGTTTCATTTTTTTACATTTCCTTCTTTAGTAATTTAGCAATTTGTTTATTGGTCATAAGTCAAATATGTCTTCCACTCTTCTGGGTGCTTTTCGAAGCTTTCAATAATATCATCTGCTATGTTGAAATAAATACTATCGGATTGCAAAGTGTTAATGCACATATATTCAAATTCTTTTTTCGTAATATCCCAAAAACCACAATATTTTCTATCGTTTTCGTCATTCCAATCAGGTTTAAAGTCATTGGCATCTTGTTTAATGACTTCTTTTGCTTTTAGATATTCAAGGTATTTTTCAGCTTCTTCTCGGGTT